CCTTCGCATGTGCGGCAGGGTTACTAATCTTCTCCCCGGCACGAACCTTTGAGTTGTTGTAGGTCTTGAGAGATGCACCAGCAATCGCACCCGTCATACCGTTCTGTACCACTAAGAACTTACGCAACCCATTCGCATTGATCTTATTGAAAGTTTTACCAACTTGTGATAGTATAGCAGTGATTTGTTCTGTCTCTTTAGCAGTAAATGTTGCCTTACCAGATGCGTCCTTATAGGTTGCATCATCCATCCAAACGCTTGATGGGGTTTTTAACCCCTTAATATCTGCACCAAATGATGCTTTCATACCCTGTAGGGTGTCGCCTGTATATGTGGTGTGCCAGACAATACCAACCTTTGCACGTTTGATAGTCTTACCTAATACGCTATCAACAGGTATAGCATAGACAATAGTGTTAGGCTGAAAAGTATAATACTTGACGCCATCGATAGTCTCTGTTTCCACATCGTCAGTGAACATGAGGTCACCCTGTAGTACCCCCTTGATACCCAACTTAGAAAACTCTTTAAGTGCAACTTTAAACTTTTCATTTAATGCTCCAGATAAATCATCATCAATTTCTTTTGTGGTCTTGTATAATTTGGGTGAGACGTTGAACACAGATTTCTTGGCCACAAAAAAGTCACCTGTCTCTGGTTCAACACCAGCGAAGATTGCTGGCGCACCGTCCCACTTAACCGTCATGTTTACACTAGAACGTGCAGAACCCGCTAACATATCTCGCAGAGAACGCAGGAAGTTAAGTGCAGCTCTACCACCATCAACACCATAGTTGAGGATTTCATCCTCTAGATGTTCTAGGTGAAGGTTCTTACCACCCTTGTCTTCTGCAAGAAAAGATTCAAAAGACATTTTAGGACCAGAGGTCTTGAAATCTTTCTTACGCATAACAGTTTTTGCCACCAACTCCAACTCATTTCCTTTGAGGTTGAGGACAAATGGCATATTGATATTCGTCTTCATATCATTGATAACAGCTTCAGCATCAGGACCAAGCTGTGCTATCTTCTTACCATACTTGGAATAAGACTGCTTGAATAGACGAGTCAGTTCAGAAGGTGTAATATCTTTCTTATTACGAGCATCATTCACCCTGTCCATAAAGTGCCGAGTGAACTCAACATCAATACCAACCTTTGCAAATAGACGATCAGCAAACTTCTCTACTTGGTTTAAATCTGATTGTGTTATCATTATGATCTACCTGTAGCTTTCATTGCAACACCCCTTACATGTGCTTCCATTTATATCCTAAAGTTTAATTTTAAGTCCAACACGGGTAGAACCACTTGAAGCACCCCCATATGTTGACAACTCAAATCTCTTGAACTTTGGTAGTGATGGCATTTTTAATATATTATCTCCTCTATTTAAAAAATATACTTCAAAAGAATCATCAGACCTACTATGAATAACAAAATAGTCATCACCACCTTCCTCAAAGTGATCCAATATTATTTTATACATCTTAGTCATTATTGTTGTGTCATCGGTAATAAAATCAGATGGTAATTTTCCAGATTTTATTACACCTTCATCGCCAGCTAAACCAATTTTTGAATCTATTGAGTTATAAAAATCAATAAGTCCCACAAAAGTACTAGGAAAACCACCTTTTGACATAAGGGTTTTTACTGTGCCTTCCTTTGTCTTTAATGTATCAATATATACATTTGCAATTTCTTCAAGCAATTCTGGCTTACGACCAGACCTTTTAACAGACTTATCAAAAAAAGCAACTTGTGACTTTCTATTACTTGTACCTTTTATTTCAAATTGCACACTTTTATTTTCAATTGACATTACCAAGTCAGGGATTGTAGAACCAGCTTTTGCAATCTTATAATCATTTGAAAATTGTAAATCTTTTTTTCGACATATCTCCATAACATGCTGTGCAACCATATCTTGTGTTTTTGATCCAGAGCCAACTCTTCCTTGAGAAGAACCACTAGGTTTAATAACAGCACTTATTGAAACGTATCCATCTACACTTTTATCAAATCCTTTGAGAGATATTGGAGCAAGGGTTGTCTTTCTACCACGAACACCAAATTCATCAGATTTGTGTAGTGTTGCTGGAATTGTAAAATAAACCCTGTCATTAGTACCTAATGACTTTATAACCTTTCCTGTTTTAGAATACAAAGAAGTTTTTTTCGCTATTTCAAATCCAGATTTATATTTGTATGTTGATTTATTTGTTGGAGCGTATGTTGTTCTTTCACCAGCCCCAGAAAAAGATTTATTATTTCCCACATCAGATGGAAAGTTTTTAGGACTAAAGCTTGCTTCATTGATGAATAAGTCTTGAATCCTATCAACATGGGGAGTATATGATTCTGTACGGGGGCGTAATTGCCGTACATAGTGATTGAGATTAGACATTCAACTGCTCCATGTGTGTGTTATATTCTATTTATATAACATGGAACTTGATGAGTGTCAAGATAAAGAAAAGGGGGGTTGATAAAAACCCCCCTTTAGTTATGACTATGCTGCAATATTCAGTGATTTATCAATTGCCAACCATAAAACTCTCCATGATTTCTCCTTGCTTGTTCAAATCTTTCGTGCGCCTTCGTGAAAAGGAATCTTCATCCACTTTCTGCTCTTCAGTGTCCATATTACCCAAAGTGGTCTTATCCCACATCAGTTCGTATTTTAAAAGTTGCTCTTGCTCTATTGTGAGTGCCCAACGCTCAATACGCTCCTTTGGAAAATCTGGTCGTGGGATTAGCATACACAACCACAATGGAAGACTGGTAAATGTTCCATTGAGAACATCCCTGCCGTAACCATACTCCTCTATAATGTTTGAAAATCCTGTTGAAGCTTTTTTCCCTTTCATCAATGGCGTAACGTGATTAGTCATTCGTTTATACATATGACTAGCTTCCATAGTCTTCAATGTACCCTTCCTGTCTGGATACGAACCTTTACCATTTTTACCTGTAGCTTTACCAATATAAACACACCTTTCAAATTCGCAAGGGAATTCATATGACTCAGGTTTTGTTTCATTGAACACTAATGCATACACACCACCGGGCTTGCCAATAATGTTGCAGTTTTTGGAGTAGTTTGTGAAATAATCCCAATGGACGGTGCCGGGTTCAATTTTAAATAAGTTGCTCATCTGTCAAGTACCTTCTTTCCAATTTTGTACAAATCTCATACCATAGTTGTCTACCTTAGGCATTTTACTCAAATCTACATCCTCTCTTAGTATAGGCTCCTGTGTGAAGCCAGAGTAGTCTACATGGTGATGAACTCTACCATATTTCCAAGACAACTTGGCAACGTCTGGATGCATATCAACCAACATTTGGGATTTGTTCATCGTCCCAAACGGATTATAATTTTCCTTATTAATTTGCTCTTTGTTCTCTTTATGATAAAACTCCTCTGTGTTGCCACCCTTCACAGTTTGTGTAGCACTTTTACCTTGTAGAAACGCATTGAACACTATGGTGCAATCTCCATCTTTGAGAACTCGTAAACAGAGGTCAGTGTCTTCATTATATCTTCCTCTCCAACGATGCTTACACTCATTGTCAATCAGGAGACAGGAGTATATTCTTGTATTCCACACGATAGGTGGGCGCTTCTCATTTGGTGGTAAGAAAAACCTATAGCGCAATCCTGCTATCTTTATGTTCTCATACCTGTCAACAAAGTCTTCTGGTGCTCTGAAGACAACACCGCTTTCCACTCGAATACGATAGTTTTTGTGCAAGCGATAGAAGTCATCGATGTTGTCATCCAGAACCCAGTGACGCTTATCACCCTGCGAGATGGAGTGTTCCCAACACCAGTTTCTTGCTCTTCCAGGCCCATCACCATGATTGCTGAATGGTAGCACAAGCAATTTGCTCTCACCTACCTCGGCAGCATAATCATCATAGTCTTGTGGCTCAACAGCAATCTTATAGGGAACACCCATACGGTCAAGAGACTTGCGAGTACCGCCAGTCTTTGCTCTTCCTTTGGATACGATATATACGGGATACTTCGGATTAATCATCTACAACCCACCTC